TATCACCTGATCCATTTTTTCTTAAGGTAATAAAATACCATTCACCTAAACTAATAGCATTATCATTAGTTTCCATAGTACAGGTACAAGTACCATTAATGTGAAATAATAAGTCATTAGTACCATCACCAGCTGAAAGAATCCATTTATTAGTAGGTTGATCGTCAAAACCCATAATAGCATTCATCCACCAACTACCATTCCAAGCATCCCAATAAGCCCACAGTTGTATTGTTGCTTCAGTTCCAGCAGAACCTGATGACCACCAATACTCATTATAACTTCCTGAGGTACCAAACCATCTGTTATCACCTGGGAAATCAAAATAGCTACCTGAACCTGCAGGTGTCGTCCAAGTTGGAACCCCAGCACTTCCAGAAGCTTGCATATCAGCATGATTTGAAGTTAAATCATACCATGTACTACCAGAACCAGGATATGAAGTTAAGTCATTAGGATCTAACCATAATCTTAACCCATTTTGTACAGGAACAGCTTCTGCGGCTGCCGCTGATTTAGCATATATTGCTGTAGGTGTAAACATATTTTATTAAACTAAATCTTGTAAGAAGTTAGCTTTTAATGTAGTTCCATCAAATGATACAAATGAAATAACATCAACACTTGAAGTAACTGCTGTTGGTGTATAAGTACTTCCTGAAGGGAACTTAAATGCAGATGCAAAACTTATCGAACCAGTACCTGGTGAAGGTTGAGTGATTTGTAAGTTAACAGTTTGACCAGGAGTAATATTTGAAGGATTTACAAATGTATCTGAACCACTTACTAATGTTAATGTAAAGAAATTAGCAGTTGATAAATCTAAGGATGCTGTATTAGAAGCAATACTTAATCCTGCTACGTTACCATTTAAACTTCCTGTTACAATAGGATCGTTTAATACTGCTATATAAGAAGCAGTTGTTGCTGTTGTAGCTGAATCTGCTACTAATGCGTGAGATGCACTTACTGCTGTATCACTATAAGAAGCTGAGATAGCATTTAATACGTAAGAAGCTGTTGTTGCTGTATCGGCTACTAATGCGTGTGAAGCACTTGTAGCTAAGAAAGAGTTACCAGCATTAGCAGCAAATGATGCTGTTGTAGCAAATGATGCTGAAGTTGCACTTGTTGCTGTATCTGCGTTACCTGTTAAATTACCAAGGAATCCTGCTGATGCACTAACTCCGCCGGTAACATCTAGTTCCGCAGTCATAGACACTGTAGAACCGTCATCTGTAATAGAAGAATCTACAATATGGTGATTACCTTGTCCTTTAACTAATCTGTTATTTGTAGGATAGGTAGGTGTTCCTTTTGATGAATAAGCTGCACCAAATAATGCTACACCATAATCTGTACTTGAAGTTGTAGTATACTCGTAATTCCAATCGTTAAGTAAGGAATCAAAGAAATAAGATGCTGTATAGTTAACAGGAGTAGCTGAACCACTATCTTCAACAATCAAACCAGCGTATCTGGTAGCATTTGAAGTGTTTAATTGAATAAACGCATCTCCAATAATTGTTGCTGAACCTGTTACTGTTTGTAAGAAACCGATTGAAGCAGAAGTTGCTGTTAGATTTGTAAATTCACCACCTGATGCGGTAATACTTGTTGCGTTAATATCTAATCCACTTGCTATATCAGAGGCAAATGATGCAGTTGTAGCTGTTGAGGCATTACCTGCTATATCAATTGTATAAGTACCTGACAAACGAGCAGCATTTAAAGTACCTGTGTTTAGGTTTGAGGCATTACGGAAGTAAGTACTATCGTTACCATCTAACGTATTAGCATCTCCTGAAATATCAATTGCGTAAGTACCTGACAAACGAGCTGATGATACTGTACCTGTTGATAAGTTAGAAGCATTTGTATAATATGAAGCTGGTTGGCCTCCTAAAGTAGATGCTGTGGCTGCTGTTACAACAAAAGAAGCTGTGGTAGCAGTTGTAGCGGTAGCGGCTGTAGTAGCGAATGAAGAACTTACAGCATTTAATACGTAAGAAGCAGTTGTAGCTGTTGCCGCATTTCCTGAGTTAGTAATGTTGTATGTACCTGATAAACGTGCTGCTGGTAAAGTACCTGCATTTATGTTATCAGCATTTCTATAATAAGTACCATCATTACCATCTAATAATCCTGCATCACTTGCAAAATCAGCATGTGAAGCAGAAGTAATTGCTCCTAATACTGTTGAAGCAGTAGCTGCATAAGAAGCAGAAACAACACTTCCATCTAAATAAGATGCTGTAGTAGCAAATGATGCACTTGTAGCAGTGGTAGCAGTAGCAGCAGTTGATGCATAAGAAGCACTCGTAGCAGTAATATCTAAACTACTAAGTAAACTACCTGTACCATCGGTAATTTGACTACCAGATATTTGTACTAATGCCTGATAGCTGGATGAAATGTTTAACGGTCCTAAGTTTTGTCCCATAATATTATTCTACGTTTGATGCCCAAGGAAATTGTGGATACCTTGAATCTGTGATTCTTAATCCTGCTTGTCTAGCTTGGTTTAAATGTGTGCCTCTATTTTGATATTTAAATACAATTGGACTTCTGTACTGGTTACTGTAATCAGGATATTGTTGGTACAAGAAGTTATTTTCGTTTAATTCGGGTAAACTATTCTGTTGTTCAATAATGTAATTTACTAAGCGCTCAGCGTAGTATTGCATTTTGTTTTCTACAGATTGTCTTTTTACCTCGTATAATGATCTGTCTACTGTTTGACTATTATCACCACCAGTAGCATTTAGTAACCCGTTATTACGTGGTCTTATATAAATGGCCTCTAACGTTTCATAGTATGTCGCGTATAACAAGAAATCCTGAATATAATCGGTTACTAACGTTAAATAAGCGCCGGTTAATGTGTCACTATCAATGTCACTTAACAATTTTTGATACAATACAGTACCAATAATTCTTTGTAAGTGAATATCCTGTGCCTCACGAACAGCATTTTTAATAAAAGCAGTATCTAAGTTATCATTTACATCTGTAAATTGTCTTAGTTTAGCTTCTGATATGATAAAAGTACTTGTCATTAGATTGGGAACATATCGTTATTTGAATCGGCTTCAGCATCTCTATCAGCTGTTTCGATTTTTTCTTCTAATTGTGCGTCTTCACCAACTTCAGCTTCTGTAGAAGTAACTACATCTGCTTTTTCTTCTCCATCAGAGAATAATTTTAATTGTTGAACACCCACAGTAATATCACCCACTTCTGGGTACATCATTTCTAACATTTCCTCTATAGTTGCTAATAGAGTCTGTTGATAAGGTCTAATTACAGTATTAACTAACAACAAGTAAGCATCAATTACCTCTTCTCTTCCTCCTAATTGACCAGCGGTTTTAATACCTAAGATCATAGGTGAGGTAATTCTGTGTGCTGTTAATATTTTTTGCGTTGTAATTTCGCTTAGTGTTGTATAATACCCATCTGCTCCGTTTTGAGGGATAGGTGTAATTATTGGTGCGTTTGCTGGATCATCTAAATCCATATACAATAACGAACCAGCGTTATCTGTTCCTGCATATTGTTCTCGAAGCATATGTTCGATTTGTTGTCTTTGATCAGGATCAGCGTTTGTAAATGTAGTAATGGATAGCGAAGGTGCTAAACCATTCTTAATATTGTTAAGATGGAAGTTATCTACCTCTTCATCCAAGTCAATTACGCGTAATGCTCCTACATAATCAGGTAGCGGGTAATATTTTTGACCAGGTGAGTATGGGCGATATACGTATATCTGTTTTGGTTCCTCTGCAGCTTTAGTTGGGTTATAAACAGGTAAGTAAGGAACCTCTTTAGGTACTGTTCTATTTGAGTATCTGTACTTATCTCCCCATTCATCGGAGATGTAGTACCCTTCTACTTTACCTCTATAATTCATTTCCTTAGCTCTTAACCAAGAAAAATCAATGTGGTATACTGCTGCTACTTTTGTTCTGTTACGGTTGTAAACTACTTCAAAAGCGTATCCACCAAATAATTTAAAATCTGTAGCTAATTTATGGAATACTTCATTCCACGTTTCATCTGGATTAGCTCTATCTAATACGAATTCTTGTTCGGCTATTAAGCCTTCTCCTACAATACCATCAATAATTGCATTAACACAAGTACCGTGAATAGATGAATTATTGTATAAATCAATTAAGTGATTAGGGAAATCATTGTATTCCCCATACTTAACGTAACTGCGGTTTTCAGACCTAAAGATACTCTCCTCAGGACGTACTCGTTCTGCGAATTGTTTCTTAATAGCCTTAAAATTAAATTTCTTATCCATTATAAGTTATATATGTTCCGTTCTCGTTTGATGATACATATTGCGTTATTTCTTGTTCATTAGAACCTGAAACATATGCTCTATCAGAATATATTAAATCTACAGGAGTAATTCCACCTATACCTTGCCAAGTATCACTTGTTGCTTGGAATGTTGTACTAACACTTTCCCAAGTTGAATTACCACTACCTGTATCCAGAGTGTATATACTGATATCATACTGACCTGAAGCTGTAGGAGCAACAGAACCAGAATTAGAGATAACTAACCAATTTCTATAAGCATTAGGAGCTGAAATTGTAGCTACATCAAAGTTACCATTTGATAAGTCATACGATTGTGTATAAATTATTCTTAAATTACCGTAGTAACCTGAAGAAGTATCTACTGTATCAATCCATACAGCATTCGTATTTGTAGTTTCAGACCTATTAAATTGTAGCATTGTATTATTTTTTAATTAGAAAGGAGTAGGGGCTATGCATACGCACAACCCCTTCCCTTTATCTAAATTCTTAGGATACGGTAATACCGCTAAGAATTACTGTTAAGTCTGAACCGCTGATTTCTGAAGCGGGATCAGGTTCTTGACCGTTGAATGTTAAGGTATATCCATTTGAATCGCCAAAGGCAGTGCCACTAGCACCTTGACCTGCGTTCAATGCCAAACCATTTTGTTCTCCTAAGTAGAAGAATTTACCAATTCCATCAGATGAACCGTTGTTAGTTTCAACGATCATCTTGATTTCAACATTCTTAGAAAGCAAACGTACTTGATTTCGTGTAGCTGATTGCAGTTTATGCAAAGGCATATTCACAGTTTGATCGAAGAATACAGTACCATTTTCGGTTGAACCGTTAATAGTTTCTACATAATCTCCGGTTTGACGAGTCAACTCAAACTTATAGAAAATACCTGAACCACTGATTGCACTAATCAAGCCCGTACTGCCTGAACCCGTTACTGAATCAACAGAACCGCTTAGAATGTAAACATTCTTAATACCACCCGTGTTGTCTCTACAACCGAGGGTAAATCCTGAAGTAATATCACATGTTGCCATAGTTTCTGTTGTTTATAGGGTTAGACAATTATACGTTGTTAGAAACCCAGAATTCAGGGTATGCTACGTTTACACCAAGTTTAGTAGAGATTCTGTGACGCAATTGGTCTGTGTTGATGTCGTACCACAATTGGAATTGTGAGAAGTCGCTCATCAAGTCAGTACCTGCTACAATTTGTCTAGCTGGTCCGAGAACGATACGGTTGGTGTTGATACCTACAGTACCTACTACTTTAACGTTCTGGAATGGGTAAACCATTTCCAAAATTCCACCTCTGTTGCTGATGCTTGAAGGATCGAAGTAGTAAGAGTTAGAAGTACGAACGCTTGATACGAATTCACGGAACTTACCTACACTCATGAAGAATGTTAAGTCGTCGCGATCTGCTACGTCAGTAGGAAGAGCAGCGATCATAGTGTCCAAGTTATCTAAAGATGCTGTAGTAGTACCTACGATTTGAGCTGCGTCAGTGATTGCTGAACCTACAGAACCAGAAGACAAAATTCTCAACAAACCGTCAGATTCACAAGTTCCACCGAAGGTAGAAGCTGAACCTGATATTTGCTGCCATAAGAATTGGTCGTTAGCTTTCTGGAATTGGTTAACCAATAAGTCAGAATAAGCACCCGCTAATGCGAATGTTTCGTTGTAAGAACCTGGCTCCAAAGCGGAGATACCCAAGTATTTTTTGTCCATATCCTTAAGACAGATTCCGTCTTGAGAAGTACGAGGACAAACAGTAATGTTTCTTTGTGTAAAGGTAGCTGAACCACTGAAGTCAGTAGAACAGTTAGCGTTTTGGATATACAAGTCAACTTCGAACAAGTTGATTGGCTCTTGATACTTAACACCCTCTTGGATGGTAATGTATTCCATAGTGCTACCGCCATACACAGCTTTAACTACGAGTTCACCTGCAACTTCGTTGTTAAAGTCATTTAAAGCTGATACGTTTAATGCCATGATAATTTAAATTTACTTTTTGTTTTTGATTGAATCTAAAGCCATTTTAATGCGGTCTGCATTGCGGGCTTCATCTACGTTGAACTTTGAAAACTTGCTCGAAGCTTCCATTTTCTTGCCTGTTGAAGCTAAAGTAGGTTCAGCAGCAGGCATATTTTCTAAGCCAGCTACTTTGTCTTCCAATTCAGCCATTTTCTCTTTCATCTTGCCCATTTCCTCTTTTACAGATTCAACGATAGCTTCTACGATGTCTTCGATCTTAGCTTCATCTTCCATTTCTTCCTCCTTTACTTCTTCTTCCTGCATTTCTTCCTCTTCGGTTTCTTCGGCCATAGCCTTTTCACCGTCGGCAGATGTAATTTCAGTTACTACTGAATCTTCTGTACGGAGTTTAGTTCCGTCTTCCAATTCGTGCTCTCCATTAGGAGCGTCCATTTCTTGTCCTTCTGCAGTAACAACTGTTACTTTATCTCCGACTTGCAATGAATCACCTGGGAAACGTAGAGTGAAGGCACCATTAATGTCTTTTAACTCACCAAAAGCTTCCTCTACAGTAGTTTCTTCCTTTACTTCTGCTTCAACAAGGTTAAAATGTGCCTTTACAAGGTCTTTTAATTCAGTTGAAGTCATATTATTTTTATTAATATAAAGGGTTAAACAATTATTTGTTAACAGAAATACATATCTTCCAAATCTATGATTGAAAGATGTATATATTGCTATTTATTCGGTTTAGGTTGTGCTGATAATTGCGCATAACACACAGCAGCACGTTGTTTATTATCTGGAAATTCAGATGATAATTCTGACATACAACGAGAAATAAACTCGTCTCTTGTCTCAACTAATGTTCTTTTAGGTATAGGCATTATAATTTACTTTTATATACTTTAGCTAAATCAACTACAGCTTGTGAACCGATATAGATGCTGGCAATAGTAACCCAATCGTGTGAATCTAAGTTACCAAATAAAGATAATAATGTAGCAATAAAGAAAACCAATAGTTTTCTACTTGCCCAC